GCATGATGAGTTTTTAATTCAGCGCTCTGGTGTGTTTGAAAACCTAATTTTTCAATCTGCGATAACGGGATAGCCCCTAAGACGGGATCCTGAAGTTGCGGGGAGGAGAATCTACCTGGTTGGATACACATTTTTAGTCACTGATGGCTCTGAAACGCGTGGTGGCGTCAGACAGCATTTTGTAGGTGCATGGAGCGTTTATGTTTTTTCAATCGTGCAAAACCGTGGTTGGTAAACCAAAACAACAATCGTGTTACGTTGTAAAAATACACAGAAAAGGTGGAGATCACTCTACGCATCATTATAGTTTAAAGTGTTGCTAGAGAATCACTACACCTCTCTTATTATGGATAATACCGCTTTCAATTTACATAAAATCATGAAGAGTTGTTCAAAAGAAAACTCTGGTCTGCACGAAGACCTTAAACCGTACATGGGTGACGCAATGTACACAAGCAGCGACAGTCACGAGACCGTTGGTGTAACGCAACCAAACAGTTACAAAGAGATTGAGTTTGAAAAACGATTATCTTATGATCCTGAAGTAGATTTGATTAAAGAGTTGAACAGAGAAAGAAAGTTCGAACCCAGTTCGGATTTGCAAATGATTTGTGATCGTTTGGGATCACTGTATGAGAAGAGATTCAATCGTAGAGCTTTGGGTTTTACGTATCATGAGTATGTCAAAACCGATTTTTACGTTTGTTTCTTGTCAAGAACTATGCTTTTGAGAGTCTCTAAGGATAAATTGAGATTTTACCAATCTAAATATTTGGATAACAGTATTTTTTATTGTGCTGTCAAAAAATATGGTAATTGTGTGATTTGCGTTATATCTGAAAGAGCACGTTCTTGGAAGCCCCAGATTGGATTGAGTGAAATAACATCGAGTTTGTACGAATCCATTAAAACGCCTATAGTATTGTTATCCAACGTCAAAAGCACTGTGAATACCATAACATCTATGACGATGAGACTATTGTTAATTGATTTAGTGTCTTTTTTACTTTCATTGAGAGATGGAGCTTTTACTGGTGAAAAGGTAATAGCTTCTATGCTTAGTATATATACTATGCACTATAGATTGATGGAATGTTGGGGTTATAAACCTCAGACTTCTGTCACGGTAACGGATTTGTTATTAGGTCTAACTGCGTTAGGTTTGCCCACTAAGGTTTTAGAAGCTGTTAAAAATTTTACTTCGATAACCGGAAAACGAATTTTTGAATCTGATTTTTTCATTTCCACAACACAAAAGATGTTTGAGAGTTTGATCACTATTATAGAGCATTTATCAACACCCATATTTGGTATGTCTGTAGTTCCTGAATCAGTTACTGTTGCCCTTGTGAAGGTTATACGCAAGGTTGGCACGACATTGTTTTTGCATTCTGATATAAAGAATATATGTGATCTTTATTCTAGATATGTGACAAACCCCCAACATCTTTTTGATCCAGCCTTTCGATCTCAAATAATGAATACTTATGAAAAGTTAAAAGGTGATCCAGCTTTTTTGGATTATGTTTCTAACTCTAATAATAGGTATTTTAAAACTACTTGGGATCTTTTTGAAGCTAATGTTGTTAAAAGTTGTAAGGCTTTTGACACATCAGGAAGAAAAGAACCCATATGTTTTGTTTTTGAGGGAGAAGCCGGATCTGGTAAATCGGCATTTATGAATTCATTTGTTGCATTGTTGGTGAGGAGCGGTTTAACAACATATTGTCATGCTGTTCCTGCTGCTGAAGACGGAAAGGATTTTTATGATGATTACGAAAATCAAGATGTATTTGTTATGGACGATGTAGGGCAACAAGGAAAATCTCAGTGGAGGTACCTCATAAATTATGTATCCCCTGTGAAATATCCTTTGCCTTGTGCTACTGCGTCCAAGAAAAATACCAAGTTTTTTAATTCTAAGATTATAGTTTGTACAACTAATCATTTTAGTGATTTAATTGGTTTTACATCTAGCGATTGTATATCAGAACCTGAAGCTCTTTTTAGAAGAGTTCATCTGATCAAAGTTACTAGAGGTAACACACCTGATTTTACTCAAATTTTTAGTTACCACAAGTTTGATCATATAGGATCCCATCGTTGGGAGCAAGGTTTTATAAACCAACATTCTTTGAAAGATTCTAAGGAATTGGAAACTGTTTTTGACACTTCGCGATTTTCTACGATAGAGGATAGAACTTTGGCTTCATTAACTTGGATGTTCAGGGTTTATAATCATATTCAGTTGTGTGAGAAACGTGTAGAATCTGTTTTGAATGTTTCTAATCAGCAACTTGATATGATCATAAATTCAGTGCGTAGTGGTGAAGCACAGTTGTTTCAATCTCAATCTTTTAACATTCTACGTTCTTTAAGATATTATTTTTGTATTTCCATGGATTCAGTTATAGATGTTGTAGCGATTATTGATGAGTATATTGGGTATTTGATGCATGTGATTGGATCGCATGTGAAATCTTACATGGATATGGTGAAATTGTTTGTTGAAGAAGAAGTACCTAAATTTTTCCAAGGATGTAAGAACTTAAATTTATCTTATTTATTTGGTGGCATATTTGGTTTGACAATAGTTGCTTTCTTAGGTTATGCCCTAGGAAGTAAACAAGATGTTTTGTCAACACCAGAATTTGTTCAAGATAATTTAGATTTGAGTACTTACTGTCTGGAAAAAGTTAAGTTGTTGGATATTGAGATAAAGTCTTTTTACCCTCAAGTTGACGGAAACGATAGCGCCCGTGATTACAATCAACGCATATCAGAATTGCAGTCTAGTTGTAGAACTTTAGTATTGCGAGAAATGAGTGGTATGCCTGAGGAGAATACACAATGTGTGGTTTCTGGAAGACGTATTCTTATTCCTGCCCACATGAATGTGGAAAATAGGTTGGTCAATATATATAGAAGTTGGGAACATTATAAGAACAAGCATGTCGAAAGAGAAAATCTTAGATTGAAGCTAGTTAAGTCTTATTTTGCTTCTGATTTAGCTGTGTATGAAATAACTAACCCCGGACCACCTCCATATAGGTTAACGAAGATATTTGACTTGTACAGAACAGATGTTTACGACTTTAAAAATTTGTATTTAAT